CGCTCACCCCCTCTGACCTGCGGAAATGCAGAGGGCCATTCCGTAGAACGCCCTCTGAGGGCCGGGGGGCGGCTCCCGGGTACTCCCCTACCGGGGCGCTCGCTGGCGGCCGTCTGAGGGCATTCTGGGGGCTCTCGGGCGGATCCTGGTGACGGGACCCCCCGTGGTGTGGCTCTTGACGTCCTTCGCGCCACACCGTGACCGAAACCGTGGTACCCTGACGCTCCGTGGACCTCGAGCTTCGACGTGTCGTCCTCGCGGAGCTGAGGCGCCTCGCCGAGACGGCCAAGGCGGACGCGCCGCCTGCTCAGGGGGACTCGGTGCCCGTGCTCGTTCTGGAGAGGGCCGAGGCCTTGGCGCAGCTCCAGGACCTCGCGCACCAGGCGGCCCGGCGAGCGGTGGCTCGGGCCACGCAGGGTGGCGACGGTCCCACCCAGCGCCTCGTGGCGTGTTATAGTGTTCGCCCCATGAAAGGAGGGAACCATGAACGCACGTAAGCCGTATGCCGGTCCCGTCTCGCAGGTCGTCGGTGGCTCGGTCCTGGCCCTGACCCGGGCCGGGGGCCGCGTGGCCAGGCGTCTTGCGCGCCCGCGGCCACGCCAGACGTCGCAGCCGAGCCCTGAGTGGCCCGCCCTCGAGCCAGCGGTGCCCGAGCCTGCGGTTCAGCCCGAGGTGGTCCCGTCGCCGGAGGCGACGGCCCCCGAGCCGGTGGCTGCCGAGCCCGAGCCCGAGCGGGAGCCGGAGCCGAAGGCTCGGAAGACGACCCGGTCCAAGAAGTCGTCGAAGCCGCAGCCGCCCGAGGGGTTCGTCCCGATCTCGGAGCGGCCGTTCCCGGACCACGACTTCGTCCCGGGTCCCTACTCGCTGGAGGTCGTCGGCGAGTCGTTCGTGAAGGCGAACCTGGAGGCGCTCGTCGGTGTCCCGGCCCCGGAGCAGGGCAGGACCTACACCTCGGGCCGGTTCCAGCTGGTCCCATACCAGAACCCGCACGATCCCCGAGCCATCGAGGTGCGCGAGCTGACCACCGGTTTGCCCGTCGGCCACCTGCCCCGCGAGGTGGCGGGCAAGCTGCACGGCCCCCTGGCCAAGCTCGCGCAGCGGGCCGGGCGCCCGGTCGCCGTCAGCGGCACGATCTTCGGTGCCGAGGGACGGTACGGGGTCCGCGTGTTCGTCGACCTGGAACGGATCGTGAAGCGCCGCGTGGCGCGAAAGGTGCCGCACCGTCGACTCGATCGGTTCCCGCTGGGAGATGGCGGGTGGGCCCACTGGAACGGAAAGCGCTGGGTCTTCGACTAGCGGCCCCTGAGAATCATTCTCACTTTGGGCGAGGCCGGGCAGGCAGTCGACGAGCAGCCAGCGAGAACCAGTCTCGTTTCGAGTCTGCCAGGCTGCCCCGTGTCAGTCCAGGAGAACGACGATCTCCGCGACCTCGCCCAGCCTTCTTCCATAACGCGCGACCACCCCACCAGCTCCTCCCCCGACCTGGCCCGGACCCGGCGCGACCTCCCCACCACCGGCTCCGACCTGGCTCGGACCCCGCGCGACCCGCCGCGTTTGCCCTGGTCAGAGGCTTTTTTGCCGCGAGCCTTGACTTTCGCGCCAAGACCTGGTATAATGGATGTACCGAAAATTCGGTTTCGGCTCTGATCCCGGCGCGTGACTTGACAAGCGCGCCGCGATCTGGTATAATGGATGTACCGAAACTGAGGTTTCGGCCTCGCTTGCGGCGCGTCGTCGAGGGAGCGCGCCGCCACCCGGCGCCCGTCGCGAGGGAGCGGGTCGCCGGTGGCCCCCGGCCCGGGCGGGGAACGGGCCGGGCCGGGGGTAGCCCCCTTCCCCTTTCACTGTCCTATGACGACACGTCCGCGCGCACGCGCCTCCCGATTTCGCGACCTCGCGCTTGGGGTCCTGTGGGCCCTGGCCGTGACTCTGCGTGCCCGGCGACGTGGGAGGGCCCGGTGACGGCCCCGTCGTTTGAAGACCTGGAGCGCCTCGCCGCGGTCCGGTCCCGTGAGGCCGAGGCCCGGCGCCACGAGGCGGAGGCCCGGCGCCTCGATGCCGAGGCGTCCCTCTTCGAGGCCCAGCGCGCCAAGACGATGCTGGAGACCACCGAGGTCGAGCTGCGCATGGCCGGGATCCGGCGCCGCGACGAGCTGGAGGCCTTGGCCCACGAGTGGGCCTTGGCCGGGGATGCGCACCGCAACCTGTACGTGTTCTCGGGCTCGGTGGATGGCGCATCCGCCAAGAACGCCATCGACTGGATCTCGCGCTGGGACCGACTGCACCCGCCCGAGGACCAGCTGGAGATCAGGTTCTTCTCCCCGGGCGGCTCGGTCATCGACGGCCTGGCCCTCTTCGACGTCATCGAGGACGTGGCGAGGAGACGCCGGGTCGTGACGTCGACGCACGGGTACGCCGCCTCGATGGCGGGCATCCTGCTCCAGGCCGGGACGCACCGGGTGGCCAGTCCCCGGTCCTGGATCCTGATCCACCAGGTCCAGGCCTCGGCCATCGGGTCCTGGGGCGAGCTGCAGGATCGGATGGAATGGCTCCGGCGCATCCAGGACCGGATCCTGGACATCTTCGCCGAGCGCTCGCGCCGTGCCGCCGAGGCCGGAACGGCCTCGGAGCCCCTCACCAAGGAGCAGTTCGACGACCGGTGGCGCCGCAAGGACTGGTGGCTCCCGGCCGACGAGGCCCTGCGCCATGGCATCGTGGACGAGGTGCGGTGACGTGGGCAGCTTGAGTGCGGCGCTGGAGCGGGCCCTGGCCAAGGACCCGAAGGCATGGATCGCGGCGTGTCGTTGGCACGGTGTACAGCCGCTGGTCATGCACGTGAACGCGACCGTGTACTGTCGATCGTGCGGGAACCCGTGCCGCCGGGTCCCGCGCCCAGGGGGGGCGAACGGTTCGACGCCGGGGAAAGCCGCTTGCGGAACCCCGGCGGAAGCGGGTTCGAGTCCCGCCGCCTCCACCACGTCCCGGAGGCCGCCTCGTGGGGCGTAGGGGCCCGCTCCCCAACGTCGCACGTGCGAAGGGCGTCGCTGCCAGGCCTGGTCGGGCCCGGCCGGTGCCTGAGCCCGACGCCGAGCTTCCGGCACACCTCGTCGAGCGGTGGCACGTGGCCTGGTCCGCGCCCGTGGCCAGGTCCTGGGGCCCCGAGGTCGAGCCGACGGTCCGTCGTCTCTGGCGCCTGTACGACGTGTGGGAACAGGCGCTGGCGGCCGTCGCTGCGGGCGGCCTCACCAGCACGGGGTCCAAGGGTCAGCAGACGGTCTCTCCCACCTTCATCGCATTACAGCGGACCGAGCAGCTGATCTCGACCCTGGAGCGCCAGCTCGGGCTCACGCCACAGGCCCAGGCCCAGCTCGGGACGGCGGCGGCCGAGGCGGCGCTCTCGTGGCGCGAACTGGCGCAGGGCTCGGAGACCGCGGCCCCCGCCTCCGCGTCCCGGGCCACGGAGTCGAAGGCTGACGAGCTTGAGGCCGACGAGCCCGAGGTTCTCGATGTCGACGCGTTCGTGGGTGGTGGGGATGAAGGAGACTGAGAGCCCGCCCTTCGGGCACCACGTGGCACGCTGGCTCGAGGCTCGCTCGGACAACGACGAGGCCTTGCGACTCCTGCCGTGGCAGCGGCAACTGCTGCCTGACCTTTTCGCGATGGTCCCGGACGACACGCCGACGGGCCGGGCCTTCGAGCATCGGCGGGCCCTCATCGACGTACCACACAGGAACGGGCTCCGCGTCTGTGGGTGACGGGGATGCATGAAGCCAGCGAAAGTCCGTTTGCCGAACCCTTCATGGCCCGACTTTCCCTCGACGTCATCCGCCCAGGCCAAAGCGGAGGGCGGTACGGAGATCCTTACCATCGGGCACCACGTGGCACGATGGCTGGAGGACCACGTCGTCGAGCCCTCGGGCCCGAACATCGGCAAGCCATTGCGCCTCATGCCGTGGCAGCGCCAGCTGCTCCTCGAGCTCTTCGAGGTGGTCCCGGCCGACACGCCGCAGGGCTGGACCCTCAGGCATCGGTGGGCATTCATCGGCGTGCCGAAGAAGAACGGCAAGTCGTCGCTCATCGCCTCGCTGGCTCTGTGGTTCCTGGTCGCCGACCCGCTGGACGTGGCCCCGGTGGTGGTGTGTGCGGCTGCGAGCGAGGGGCAAGCTGACTTGGTCTTCGGCTCGGCGCGCCAGTCCGCGACCTTGAGCCCGAGTCTGTCGTCGGCGATTGCGCCCTATGACCGTGGCCTGGAGGTGCTGGGCAAGCCTGGTGCGAAGATGCGCCGAGTGGCGGCGGTGGCGGGCGCGAATGACGGGCTCAACTGCTCGGTGGTCGTCCTCGACGAGTTGCACGAGTGGCTGCCCCCGAAGGGCCCGAAGGTTTGGAACGTGCTCACCAATGCGACCGGGGCCCGGGATGCGCCGATGGTGTTGCAGATCACCACGGCGGGGGCGGACGACGAGAGCGTCGGCAGGGCCCAGTATGACCACGCGACGAAGGTCCTGCGTGGCGAGATCGAGGACCCGACGTACTACGCGTGCATCTTCGAGGCCCCGGAGGACGCTGACTGGCAGGACGAGGAGGTCTGGAAGGCCGCGAACCCGTCCCTCGGGCGCACGGTCCGCATCGAGTACCTCCGGGACCAGGCTCGGCGGAAGCCCGAGAACGTTTTCCGCCGCTATCACCTGAACCAGTGGGTCCCGGCCATCAGCTCATGGGACGTCGCCGAGCAGTGGAACGGGCTGGCGGGCGACCCCCGAGAGGACCCGGGCGCGCCCTGCTTCGTGGGCCTCGACCTCTCGCACCGGACCGACACGACCGCCGTGGTGTGGGTCCAGCGCCTCGAGGGCCGTATCCACGTCCATTGGCGCATCTGGTCGAATCCGTGGCCCGTCGGGGACCCGCGTCACGCCCAGTGGCGCGTCGACCTCGGGGAAGTAGAGGCCCTGTGCCGTGACCTGTACCGCCGCTTTCCGGTCCCGGCCCTGCAGGACGACGAGGGCCGATGGCGCGAGGGCCCGGCGTTCCTTTATGACCCGGCCTACTTCTCACGGTCTGCCGAGGCCCTTGAGCTCGAGGGCTTGCACATGATCGAGGTGCCGCAGACGGACTCCCGGATGGTGCCCGCCACGCTGGCCCTCATCGAGGAGGTCGAGACCGGGAACGTGGTTCACGACGGGTCCCAGATCACGGCACGACAGATGGCCGGGGTCGTCTTGAAGGAGCGGGAGCGCGGGCCCCGGATCGCGCGGCCCCGAGGTGCGCGGGCCCCCATCGACTTCGTCGTGGCGCTGGCGATGGCTCTGCTCGGGGAGCGGCAGCGCCCGAGCAATGTCGACAGTCTCTCTGTCGAAGAACGATTGCAGGTGTTTCTATGACGTTGAGCATTCTTCCTCGAAGCGCGTGGAACGCGGCCCCTCGCCGGGGCTCGTACACCTCGTGGCTCGGAGCCGGTCCCGCGGGTCTTGTCGTGCACTGGACCGGCGTTCCCGGCCGAGTCTCCGCCTCGCCTGAGCAGGTGCTGCGCTCCATTCAGCAGCACGACTTCGCCCGTGGCTACGTCGATGCGTCCTACAACGTGGCCGTGTCCGCGGACGGCCGTCTGTGGGAAGTGCGTGGCCTGGCGGTGGCGAGCGCCGCGAACGGAGGCGGCGTCAACCGCACGCTGGCCTCGGTGTGCTGGCTCGGCGGCGTGCAGGACGTCTTCACCGAAGAGGCCAAGGCCTCGATCCGTGCTTTGTGGGCCCACATCGGGGGCCGCCTCTTCGCGCACCGCGAGGTGAACAGCACCGCGTGCCCGGGCGACGCCATCACGGCCTGGGTCGAGCTCCAGCGCCTCCTCCCGCACCCGGCACCGCCTGCCCAGGACTTGAACCCGCTCTTGGAGGCCATCCACCGGGTCCGCAACACGATCGGGTCCGGGCCGGTCCTGCGACTGGGCTCGAAGGGCCAGGCGGTCGCCGACTGGCAGTTCGCCCTTCGGGTCGGGTACCCGCACGAGCCCGCCACCACCCTGGCCATCGACGGTGACTTCGGCCCGAGGACCGAGGCCGCGACGAAGGCCTTCCAGGGCTCGGCCCGCATCACGCGCGATGGCGTGGTGGGGCCTGTCACGCGGCGAGCCATGAAGGCGGTTCTCGACGTGAGGTTCGCCAGGCGATGAGCGCGGAGGCCAAGGCTCCGAACCTGCGGATCGTGACCGTCGTCTACGACGTCGACGAGGGCACCCTGAATGTGGACGGCGGTGGCGAGGCGAACATGTTCGAGGTCTATGGGCTGCTGAAGGCGGCCTTGGACTTCGTCGAGGGCGACCTGCAGTTCGAGCCCCAGTACACCCGCTGGCCGGATGACGGAGAGGAGGAGGCGGAGAGTGCGTGAGCGAATTCCTGCCGTCCTGGAGTTCACGGGACTCGGGCTCTTTGCCTGGGGCCTGGTGGAGGCCATCGGTCCCGCCCTGGCCGCTGTGTGCTTGGGACCTGTGCTGGTGGTGATCGCGGCCGAGATGGAACGGAGACGGACGCTATGAGCATCGACACGGTGACGGCGACGGCCCTCGGTGGCGCATCTCTTCTTGCCGGTGCGTGGGCCTTCCGTCAGCTCGCGAAGTCGGCAGCCTCACTCCGCGAGGCGCATGAGCACCTGGACCGTGTGGAGGCCGCGCGCACGCGGGAGGATCGACGATGACGATCCTCGGATCCCTGCTCAGGGCCCGGGAGGCGCGCAGCGTCGAGAACCCGTCCTACCCCCTGACCTCCACGGCCCTCATGTCGGCTCTGGGTGGCGAGGAGACGGCGGCCGGGACCACGGTCACGGTGAACGGGGCGCTCGGCCTCTCGACCTTCTGGCGCTGCTGTGCCCTGGTGTCCGGGACCGTGGCGAGCCTTGATCGCGGCTGGTTCGACGAGGCGGGCCAACGGGTCCGGGTCCGGCCCGATCCGCTGCAGGATCCGCACCCGCTCTGGACCGCGTCCGAGCTGTGGGCCCTCGTCATGACCCACCTTCTGGTGTGGGGCAACGCCTACTTGTTGAAGACCCTCAATGGGCGTGGCCAGGTCGAGCGCCTACTGCCCCTGGACCCGCGCATCGTCGAGCCCCGCTGGGTCCTCGGAGAGCGCAGCATCCCACGCGAGAAGGTGTACAAGGTTTCGCCGCACCGTGGCCAGCCCTTCGCTCTGCCCGAGGACGTGGTCCTGCACGTGCCGGGCCCGGGCTACGACGGGCTGCGGGGCCTGTCGCCCCTTCAGGTGTTCCGCCAAAGCATCGGTGCCGCCATGGCGAGCGAGCGGTATGCGGCCCGCTTCTTCGGGTCCGGGTCCTTGATGAGTGGCCTGCTGACCACGAAGGCGACGCTCCGCCTGGAGGAGGCCAAGAGCCTCAAGGAACAGTGGCGGGCCCAGGTCGCTGGCCTGGAGCACTCGCACGAGGTCGTCGTGCTCGGGGGCGAGACCTCGTTCCAGCCCCTCAGCATCCCGCCCGAGGATGCGCAGCTGCTCCAGACCAGGTCCTTCCACGTCAAGGACCTCGCCAGGATCTTCGGTGTTCCGCTCGTGCTTCTCGGGGCCGAGGAGGGCCAGCAGCCGGACCTGGAGGCCGTGATGGCATCCTTCGTGAACTTCACGATCAGGCCTTGGACGACGCGGCTCGAGGATCGTCTCAACCGTGAGGTCGCCCCGGCCGGGCTCCGGGCCCGCTTCATCACCGAGCCCTTGGTCCGGGCCAACACACGGGACCGGTATGCGGCCTGGCTCATTGCGCGGCGCGCCGGGATCCTGACGGTGAACGAGGTGCGGACCATGGAGGGCTTCCCGCCCCTCGAGGACCCGCGGGCCGATGATCCGTTCGTGCCCATCGATGGTGAGGGTGGGGCCCGGGTCCCGGGCACCAACGAGGGCTCCATCGGTCCCGTCGGAGACGGCTCGGGGAACAGTACCCCGGGCGACATCACAGAACCCAATGAGGAGTGAATACGTGAATCAATTCCGTGAGCACCGAGCGGCCCAGCTCGTCGTCGAGGCCCGATCCGAGGACGCGGTCTTCGACTTCGTCGGGCGTGCGGCCGTCTTCCACCAGCGCACGTGGATCGGGGGCTACGACTTCGGCTTCGTCGAGGAAGTCGCCCCGTCCGCGTTCGACCGGTCATTGACGGACCAGGACCACGACGTCGTCTTCGTCTTCAATCACGACACGTCCCTGCTCCTGGCCCGCCGCAGCAACGACACGTTGCGCCTTTCGACGGATGCCGGAGGCCTCCTCGTCGAGGCCTCGCTGGCAGACACGACCGTGGGTCGGGACCTGCGGGTCCTGCTCGAACGGGGAGACATCGACGGCATGTCGTTCGCCTTCTCCGTGCGGGCGGACCGGTGGTCCCGCCTGCCCGAGGATGACCCGCAGTTCCCGGGACAGGAGCTGCGCACCATCCTCGACGTGGACCTGTGGGACGTGAGTCCCGTCACGATGCCCGCCTACGCGGGCACGTCGGCGGGCCTTCGTGCCATGGACGAGGCCGAGGTCCGAGCCCTGCTCGAAGCCCGGCCCACCAAGCCGCCTGCCTCCCGGCAGCGGTCGACGGCCAGTGCGAGGCGCTGGCTGTCTCTCACCAAGTCCCTCATCGGGGACTGACAAACAACTACCTTAGGAGGTTTCTCTCTTGAGCATCAAGAACCTGTTGGAGAAGCGCGCTCGGGCCTGGGAGGCGGCGAAGGCCATCCTGGACCGGGCGGGCGACGAGCCCCTGGCGGGTGACGACCTCGTGGCGTTCGAATCGGCCCAGGCCGAGATCGAGGCCCTGAGTGCCGAGATCGATCGGCGCCACAAGTTCGCGAACCTGGACCTCGACGAGACGGTCGAGGCCGTGGTCCGCGAGGTCGAGGACACCGAGCCCGTCGAGGACCGGAGTGCGGCGCACGAGCGGGCCTTCAGGTCCTACCTGCGCGGCACCATGTCGGACCGCGACCGTCAGGTCCTGGTCGAGCACCGTGACCTGGCCACGAGCCCGGGGTCGGCGGGTGGCTACACCGTGCCCGAAGGCTTCTGGGCCCAGGTCGCCGTGACGATGAAGAGCTTCACCGGCGTGAAGCAGGCTGGCGCCACCGTCATCACCACGGACAGCGGGAACCCGCTGCCGTGGCCGACGGTCGACGACACCTCGAACGCTGGCGAGCAGCTCGCCGAGGGTTCGGCGGCCACGGTCGACACGGTCCTGACGTTCGGCGTCAAGACCCTCAACGCCTACACCTACAGCTCCCGGATCGTGAAGGTCTCGCGGCAGCTCCTGTCCGACACCGGCGTGGACCTGGAGGCCCTCCTGGCCCGTCTGCTCGGTGAGCGGATCGGCCGCATCGAGAACCAGCGGTTCACGACCGGGACCGGGTCCGGGCAGCCGCAGGGCATCGTGACCGGCTCGAGCACCGTGGCGGCCGCAAACGCCTCGTCCATCACCTACGACGACCTCGTGAACCTCGTTCACGCGGTCGACGAGGCGTACTGGCCCCGGGCGGCGTTCCAGATGAACCGTGCGACGCTCGGCGCCGTGCGGAAGCTGAAGGAC